GAGTCCGTGGCGGATACCGCGAAGGTGACCGCCGGGGTCGCCGTCCCTATACCAAGTCGGTTGCTGGCATCATCCCAGTACAAGTTGGTGTTCTTCTGGCTGTAGACGCCAGCCGCCCCAGCAAAGACAATGGATCCCGCCGTGAAGGTGGAGGCCCCGGTGCCGCCTCTTGCCACAGCAAGGGTGCCGGTCACGCCCGTGGCCAAGGGGAGACCTGTAGCATTGGTAAGGGTGCCAGACGCCGGGGTGCCCAGAGCAGGGGCAACGAGTGTTTTGTTCGTCAGGGTCTGCGTACCCGTCTCGGTGACAGGGGCGTTCGCGACCTCGATGACGTCGGTTGTGTTCGTGTAGACGATGGCCCGCTTGCCAGCGGCGATGGTGACGCCTGTCTGGCCAGAGACCTTTACGGTCACGGCGAAGCCGCCCGTCGTGTTGTTGAAGAAGGTGTACGGCTTGTTGACCGCAGGGACCGTGACCGTGCGCGCCGCAGTCAGGACCCCCGTCAGTTCGACCACATAGTTGCGGCCCGTGGACGACGCGCCGTTGGAAATCAGGAGGGCTGTAGCTACACCACTATCCGTGACAACCTGCGTGGCGTAGCCGACAACCGATTGCTCAAGGAGGGTGCCAAGATTGGTGTTGGTCGTCGCGCCCCACGTACCAGACTGTTCGCCCGTGCCGATCAGCTCTAGCCCGAGGTTTGTGGAGTAGGTACTCATCAAGGGTCTCCTAGGCGGCTATCGGTCCCCAGTTGGGGTTCTGGGAGGGGCTAATAGGCCCCCAGTTGGGGTTTTGACTTGACGACACTTGACCCCAGTTGGGGACTTGAGGTGGGGACGGACCCCAGTTGGGATCCTGAGACGGGGTTACTGAACCCCAGTCTGGGTCCTGCACGGGGATTATGCTTCCCCAGACAAGAGCGGCTCCAACATACCCTGTCGCGCTGACTCCTGCAACAAGCACTTGGGTGAGGGACACCGCAGTGACGGTTCCAACTGCGCCAGAGGCGCTGACGCCGGTCACGGGTACGTCAATCGGGAAATCGACGAATACAGAGCCGACTGCGCTTGTGGCGGAGACGCCGGTCAAGGCTACATTGGCGGTGAGCGTTATGTCCGGTGTTCCGACCGCGCCAGTGGCAGAGACACCCGTCAGATCTACGTTGGCGTCCTCGGTGGCTGTAACTGTTCCGACCGCGCCAGTGGCGGAGACGCCAGTCAGGTCTACGGAAACGTCGAGGGTGGCTGTAACTGTTCCGACCACGCCAGTGGCGGAGACGCCAGTTAGGTCTACGTTGGCATCAGCGGTGACGGTTGCCGTTCCGACCGCGCCTGTGGCGGAGACGCCGGTCAGGTCTACGGAGATGCCGATGGTGGCCGCAGCCGTTCCGACAGCGCCAGTGGCGGAGACGCCAGTCAGGTCTACGGAGATGCCGATGGCGGCATCCGCCGTTCCGACAGCGCCAGTGGCGGAGACGCCAGTCAGGTCTACGGAGATGCCGATGGCGGCCGCAGCCGTTCCGACAGCGCCTGTGGCGGAGACGCCGGTCAGGTCTACGGAAACGTCAATAGCAGTAGCGACGGTGACTGTCCCCACAGAACCTGTGGCGGAGACGCCCGTCAAATCCACGTTGGCGTCAGCCGTGACGGAGACCGTCCCGACTGCGCCTGTGGCGGAGACCCCGGTTACTAGGACAGAGACATTGGCAGCAGCCGACGGTGTGGCCCCAGCGATGGGGCCAGCCGCTATTGGTCCTGCGCCGATTCCAAGTCCCGTAACCATGGCCTATTTATATCCTTCATTGGGCCGCTACCAAACCCTGTATCTGCGCCGAGATAGCCGTAAGCTGCGCCTGCAACTCCTCCAGCGTCGGCTTGGCGGGCACAGGCTCAGGCGGCAGAGACGCAGCGTAAGCAAGCGCAGCGGCCTCTTCCTCTGGCGTGTACTGGATGACCGTAACTTCACCCGTCTCGACGTTGACCTCTATGCGCTCCATGTGTGCCTCCTATTCGTAGAGAATGTTGACGCTTCCTGCGTCGAAGGTGTCAGTGCCATTCAAGGTGGTAAGCCGCACAGTGGTCAGCGCCCCAGAAAGCGCAACCGATCCAGCGCCGTAATCCATAAGAGCCGTATTACTTAATCCCATAACATGGCTGGAACACCATGTGTTTGTCGAAGCATTGAGTAGGGTTATATGCCAAAGACCATGATAAACATCTGCGGCGGCGGTTGTAGATGCGCGAGTTCCAAAACCTGATGTCCAGTTTTGGGACGCAACCGTAACTGAGCTTGATTGAGATGATCCTAAATATCCAGAACTGACAATGCCTCCAGATGTACCGAGGCGCACCACCATCGGGCTTGTTCCGTTTGTTGAAACACCGGAAAAATTGAAAGTGATCCGCTTTACCCAAGATGGAATGCTGCCAAAATCAACAGACGTTTGACTGGTTAATGTTACCGCCGTGCCCTGCACAATCTTTGCAGTCGATGACCACACAGACCCATCAGCAGTAAATAAAACATTGCCCGCAGACCCTACGGATGTAAGATTTGTTCCGCCGTTGGCTATGGGCAATGTTCCTGTGACGCCCGTTGTCAATGGAAGCCCAGTGGCATTTGTCAGAGTTGCTGAAACTGGCGTTCCAAGAGCAGTTATGTTTCCTGACGCATTTAATTGCGGCGATCTAGATGCCGCCATCGTGATGAAAACGTCCTTGGTTCCTGCCAAGAAAGTAACAACAGAACCAGCGTTGGATGATGAATAGATGGTTGTCCGCGCAAACGTGTTTGCAGACAAATAGGTTCCAAGCCCAACTTCCCACTCGTTCAGCGTTTGATGCTGGATCGAATAATAGAAGGTGTCATTGACAGACAAAACCGCAGAAAATGTTTGATAGCCAGTTGGCGCTGTCCCAGATACCGAGAACGAGCCAGAACCAGCCGTGGTCGATGTGTCTCGAACACGATCTGCGGTTACGAATGCCATTGGCGTTAGTCCTCAGTGATCGTCGAGGCAGTCGTCAGACGAGGCGTTACGCCAGAACTGACAGAGATGCTAGGGCTGACCGTGCCGCTGTAATATAGGACGCCAGCGCCGCTCGATGCCGTTCCAACGCCAAAATAAGTGATCGTGTTGGTGCCGCCCGTGCAGTTGGGGAAGTCGATGTTGGCGACCGGCGAGACGCTGTTGTTCGTCACCGTCCAACCGCCTGTCGTGCGAAGAACCGCCACGCGAGCATAGCCCGTGTAAGTGGCCTCGCTGGTTGTCTGATCGCCAGCTTCTCCAGGGTCCGCCGTGTGGAGCGACACATAGAGATTGGTCAGCGGCGAAGACGCGGCATTGTCAGCCAGATTGGCGATGGCTGTCGCATTGAAGATCAGCTTCAGCAGCGAGTTTTCGAAGGCATTAGACTTTGACATGGTAGCTCCTTAACCGTAAACGCCGCGAGGACGAGCGATGAGCGGCGATCCGCTATGCAGTGCTTTCTGGGATTCATCCTGCAACGACTGAACGCGAGCCAGATAAATTTGGCTGAAGACCGGCATCCTCTGATCGTCCATCAGGAACGGCGCTGCATGGGTGAGCGCACCATAAAGATAAACGTCAGGTGCCTTGGTCAGCAGCCAATTGGTCGTATTGGCGTCCGATAGCGCCGGGATCTTCCCATAATAGACCATATCAATGGTGATCTCGTCCACGGCGGGAGGGACTAGTTCGATAATGCCTGTCGTCATCGAGTAGAACCGGGTGCTGGTGTAGGTCTGCGCCTTGTTAATCACGTCAGCCTCATCCGGCGTGATGTAGCGCAGGGGGCTTTGACCGCCCACAATCATCATGTTGATGGCTTCCAGCCAATCTGAAGGAAGCGACACAAACTGACCATCGCTGGTAGCCGTTGCGTTGACGATCATCTCCCGACTGCGCAGCCGAGTGTTCAGATCGGCCTCGCAAAACTGGATAAACGTCTGGATCTGAGACGTTAGATCAGCACGGTTGAGATAGTCAGCAATGGCCGACTGCAACGTGGCGTAGTTTGTGATTGTGCCCATTAGCTCGTCATCCAGTGCGTTCTGTAGGGCGCGGCCTCATCTGTCGTCAGCCATTTCCGCAGCGCCACCTTGTCGCCAAGGATACCACGTTGCTTCAGATCCATATAGAGGACCATTGGAATTGATGCGACCTTCACCATCCCATCAGGAAGCTTGTCCGTCCTGCTAATCTCGTTCCTGATCGCCTTATTCTGCTCAGCAATCTGGTCGATCTCGACCGTGGTTTCGAGGACGATCTTGTTATCTGTCGTGAAATGCATCTGCTGGCGTGTGCCAGTGAGCGAGTCATAAGCCAGTTCAAAGGAACCAGGCGCGAAATTCTCAGCCATCAGCCTCTCCCAAATAGGTAGGAGCCGGAGATAACCCCGGCTCCCGTGTTCGCTTAGGAAGCGATGATGTTGGCAATCACCGCATTCGCCTTTTCAGACTTCATGCGAAGACCGTATTCCACCACCATTTCCTTCTTGTCGAAGTCGCCGGTCTTGGCGATGTCGAAGGTCTGGAAGGGACGGAGGTAGGCGACGCTGATATACTCGGGATCGAGCACGAAAGCGAAGTTGCCGGGCTGGAAGCGGTTCGGAACAATCGACACTTCGCCGAAGTCGCCGAGGTAGATGTCAGCCGTCGCAATGATCTTGAGGGGCGCAACGCCGGTGTTCATCTGACGCTGCTGGGAAAGACCAGAGAACGCAGACGCCACCGTCTTGTTGTAGGCGTTCACCATGAACATCTTGGCGTCGCCACCCTGCGTCCAGACCTGCTGGATAGCAGTCTTCAGCATGGTCTCGGTCAGAGCCACGTCCGTTGATGTGGAAAGGCTGGTCCAGGCGGTGCTGGGATAGCCGTTGCCGCCAGAGCCAGACATGGCCGAGACAGTCGCGCCGTTAGCCTGCGAGTTGGTGATCAGCCAGGTAGGCAGACCAGCAGTCGTGCGGGCGGTGGACGAGCTGTTGCCCGCAACGCCAGCCTGGTTGTTGGTCAGAATGGCTTCCATATCGCGCTTCAGCTCCTTGGAAGCCTTCGCGGTCTGATAGGCCATCTGTGTGCGCATTCCTGCATTGTCCACGGCATCGTCGGTGCCGGAGACCGAGATCACCTTGGTGCTGATCTGCGTGTAATTGGCGACACGGACGGTGTCCGTGAAGTCAGCGTTGCCAGCAGCAGCGCCTTCGATGGCCGCGTTGGCAGTGCTGGCCGCAGCGAGCGCATCCACCTGCCATTCGAAGTAAGTGTTCTTACAAGTGTCACGCCCAATGTTACTCATTAGTGGCGTATCGACAGGTGAGATGTCATAGATGATATTGGAAAGGTCTTCCCGTATTTCGTTAGCCGCGTCATACGTGGTGACTTTGCTGAGAGATGCCATTTTACTTTCTCCTTGAGTCCATCAGACCAAATAAAGCAGCGGCATCATTGACGCTGCCCGATGCTTTGAGACGTTGTTGCATTCGCGCCATATCATTCCCGCGTTGGGGATTAGACGTTGTGGAACCTGCCCGCATCGGCCTCGGTCCTTCCGCCTGTTTCGGCTTGGGACGGTTAGCGTTTAGCGCATCATATCGTCTGGCCTTTTCAAGGATGACGACATAACGAGGATCATACACCTGCGCCAATTCTTCAGTGGTAAAGCCTACTTTTTGGCCGTATTCCCGAAGGTTCTTGGTCGAAGCCTGCATTTTCTCTGGATCAGACCACTCCTTGAAGGTGGAAACCAGAAACTTCTGGCCCTCTTCTACAAGTTGCCGTCTAGCAGCCA